ACTTAGGAAGATTCATAACATCAGAACCTTTAGGCATTGCCTTATTTAAAAGACCGCCTTTACTTCCAAGTAAAAAGTTTTTACCCATTGCACTCATTGCAAGATTCATAGCATTTTTATTCATTTGATCTTGTTCAAAGGCATAATAGTTTTCTAATTCATTTGCAAACCTACCTTCTCCAAACTCATCCATTGGATTCATACCTTCGCCTGTTAAAACATTCTTAGACATGCCAACTCTTGTATTCATGTAAGGTGCCATTTTTGTACCTACTTTACTGCCTAATAAACTGCCACCACCCGTTGCAATGCCCGCAGCTAACAAACCAACAGGGCCTGTCAGTCCTAACAAACCAGTAGCACCTAAATAACCAAGCCCACCTCCAAGCATAGAACCAATGCTTCTAAACAATCCTCTTTTCTTTTTCTTCTTTGCCCTTTTTCCTTCAGCTTTTTCATAATTCTTTCTGTCTTCTTTAGCTTGCTTAGATAATGCAAGCATACTTGTGTCTGGTGCCATGATATTCTCCTAATAAATTATATTGCAGTTATTAAATGTCCTGTAAATGATACCCACTCATCAGATGTAGAACTGTATGTATATTGAGTATTGCCACTATTTTGCCAAGCAAATACTTCAATAATGTCATTTTTTTCTAATTTTATATCTGATGATAAATGATTAAATACCCATGTATCAGTTAATGAACTCCCATCCCAGGTTTGAACACCTTGTATCTTATCACCTGAAGTGTGCATTCTGTTGGTTGTGCTTGTTGTTGTAGCAGAGTTTTCATTCTTAAATAAAGATATGTGATGACTGCTTTCTACAGGCCAATCTCCTGCACTAGCATTAGCATTGCCATCCCAAAGTAATTTTGCATCAAAATGATAAATGCCACTAACTGGAGCAATAAACTGATAATTCGATACATGATCGTAATTACCTCCTACGTCATAAAGTTCAATGTCATATTTAATTCTTGTATACGTTTCATTTGCTATAGATTGTTCATCTAAAAAACTTGTTTGATGTACTCCAAATGCTGGAAGTTTTCTAAAGTATGGATAGCCACCTTTAATAACTAAATCGTTTTGAATGCTTATATTTTTATCTATATACATAGATCCATCTTTAGTCATAGAGCTTGACCATAAAGTTCCATTTTGTTTTCTGTAACGAATTAACATTCCACTTCTGTTGTATAATACTTCTTGACCCTCACGAAGTGATTGTGCAGACGGTGGCGTATGTACAATTTTAATTTTGTTTTGTTTAATATTTGTGAGTCTTCTAGAAGTTCTATCCATTATGAAGACCTTTTGTATAACATTCTGTATTCTATACCTATATCGTTTATGTATACTTTTCTGTTATTTGCTCCTGTATCCATCTTTAAAGCAACCTTACTACAAGTAATAGGCGCACTTGGAGTTAGTTTAACATTTGCCCAATTTGATGCAGAGGCTCCAACAGTTCCACTTAAACTATGAGTTGTACCGCCTTCTATTAATTCAAAATACCCTGTTAAAACATCATCGGATTTATATGTAATGTAAACCGCATATACTTTTTTAGATCTTGACGGATCGCCAAAATCAAATTCTTTTGTAATTAAATCTGAAGTCTTTGCTACATAAGAACGATAAAATTGAAAAAAATCAACTTGGCTACCTTCATCGTGAGCAATTAAAACATTATTGTTAGTATCAACTGGGTTTGTATTTCCATCATTAGTTATATCAAGAAAAGCTGTTACAGAAACAAACGTTCCTTTTTTCATATCAAAAATAAAACCACTTCCATTGCTTGATAAAGATTCAATAATATAAAGTAAAGAATCTTTCTCATCGTAAATAAGTGCTGTGTTTGTTCCAATGTTATCGGAAATTGTTGTAGGTGCTAATTTCCTTTCAGATAGATTTGTAATTTGATTTCCATTGTATAGAAACAAACCTTGATTATTTATCCAAACAATTCCGTATTGAGTTTTACAAACGCAATTATGATTTTGTACTCCCATGTATTTTTTAGAATCTTCCAAAAACCAATTGGCATCATCGCCACTAGCTATATTTATTATATCTACACTGTAGTCTTTAAAAGCAAGCAAACGATCAGCATAAGCCTCTAATGCAATATACTCTTCATTGTCACCTTTGGATGCTTCTATATAGTTTTCATAAGGAAATGTATCAAAGCGATTGGGCATAGAATACATAATCCTATCTTTAAAATTTGTAAGTGTAGCTAAAGCTTTGGTTGACCCTGTGTTCTCGTCTTTAATTGTAGGGTTACATACAAAGACTCTATTGTTTGCAATTACTGAATCTTTCCAATGTTCTCCACTGTCTCCTATTGCATTGCTAAATGTAGCCGATGAGTATCCATTAAGGTTTTCAAATGTCATAAACCCAAGCTCTTTTATTTCAAAATTTGCAGTTGCCGTAGCAGTAGGACAATTGTACTGACTACTGCCTGCATCGTGCCACACTGTATACTCTTCTGAAAATTTTGTTCTGCACCCTTTAGTAAGGTCAATATCTACAAGCATAGTCCAATCTCTATCCTTGTCCTTTTCTCTAATGTAAATTCTTCCACCACTTATCCTGGGGTCAAATGGCCCTTTGGTAGATATATTTACTGATAAGCTTTTCATTGTATTTGCAGTAGAAATAGTATGGGTTGTTGTATAGAGTGTTGGCAATGATTCTTGATTGCCATCATAAATAAACGTTTCGGCAAACTCATACACTCCATCAATTATTGCTCCATCAACATCTGTATGCGTGCTTATACTTGTTCTAAAACCTGTGCCTGCACCTGGATATGTAGTGTTATTTGTAGGAGACGATACGCTTTCTGAAGCAAATAATGTAGTAGTTGGCGGTGCTAAAGTATTGTCTTTTGCGTAGTACCCCATATAAGAGTTTAAATCTGTACTAGAACTCGCAGCATCAAAGTGTCTTCTTTGTATCCAACCATACCATTGTATTTGACAACTGTTGCCTGTTGCAGTATCGCAACATCGTATAGCTTCATCAATAGCATAGTACAAAACTTTAGATGCAATAGATGTTGCACTAGATCTTAATGTAATTGCATTGCTTGACCAATTTGTGCCTGCAGTAAACCTTGAATACACATCAATTTTATGGGTTGCTGGGTTGGCTAATAAAAGTAAAAGCTCTCCTTTGTTAAATCCTTTTATAGTTGCAGGCCAAAAGTCTTGAGGCTCAGTTTCAATTGTAAACGGTATTGTTCTGTCAACCACAATATTGTTACTGTTGTGATCTACCACTTCATAAACGCCTTGTCCATTGGGATCGAAGCCATCTGCGCTAAAACTTGTTGCGGTAAGTAAAATTCTTGAACCCACAGGAAAAGAACTAGCTAAATTTTGCTGAGAGCCACCAACTTTGTATTCTAATTCTTTATACGCTCCTCCATTTACCCGAACTATAAATCCTGTTGCAGATCCTTCATTATTATCATCTCCTGTTATTGAACTTGTTTGTGACACTTCAACTGCATCTCTTACATTATCCGTCTCAAAATAACCAAGTCCATAGCCTGGTTCTACTTCAGTTATATTTGTATTGGAATAGCCTGAAATCTTGTTATTGGTTGCATCAGTGTTACTGTATGAAGGCGTAAGAGAACCTTGAAGGTTTACTGTTAAATTAGACACTGTCTGCTGTTCATTGTCTTGAATGTCTGCAGGGTCTTTAAGAGTATTTAAACCTCCACTAAAATCTTTAATCTGATAGATTTGTTTAGGCACTTATTATTTTACCTCCGTAGCTAGTTACCCCATCTACAATATCCAAAACCACAAGATTAAAATTTCCGTTTTCGTATATATCAACAATACCAACATTATGAGTCCAATTCGTAGGTCTACCTTTTAAATATTCTTTATTCATATCAGCTAAACATCCCATTGAATATGCCATGTGGGGGCCTGAGATGTGCGTGATGACTGCTTTTTGGGAGTCGTGGGTATGCCCATAGATGATGTTGCATCCCATTTGTAAGGCGTGAGTTCTTGCATGGGCAATTCCCAAGAAGTGTCCTCCATGATAAGCGTATAACTTGCTCCCGAAAACTTTAAAGACTTCACCATAGTCAAACCATTCGTATCCACGTTCATCAAATCTAAAGGCCTTTCGGGAATGGTAATGTTCAAGGTATGGGTTTTCTTCAACGAAGTGGTCAAACCATTTTTCGTGGTTTCCTTGTGCAAATTGTCTTTTTTTACAATTGACTTGGTCGAGAACTTTATCAATTCTGTCAATCCCTTTATTCCCTTCTTTGATTTCTTTATCAATAAATGGAAGTTGGTATTCAATAGGAGGACGTTTCTTTTTACGCCACTGCCAATGCGATACAGAAGCTCCATCAACAGTATCTCCAAGAAGTAGAAACGCTGACGGTTTTATTTTTTTGATTACATTCAATGCACATCGTAATGCCTTTTCATCGTGGTTAGGAAAGTGTATGTCTGGGAAGACAACAACGGTATCTTTTATTTTCATTTATCATCCGTATTTTTTAACGATTTCAATAAACTTTTCTACTGTACCTTTCCCCTTTGAACTGTTGTAATAGGTTTTCCATTGAGAAGCTTGTTCCTCTATGGTTTTAGGAAGTGCTTTTGGCACTCTCCTGTAATGCAACCTACACATAATAATCTGCGCTGATATATTGGTCGTTAATATTTCTTCCCAATCTTTTTCTTTAGGTTCTAAGAAATAGTACCATTCCAACTTGCATGCAGAAGCCACTTTTTTCATTAATGACTCTCTGTATTTAAGATAGTTTTTACATATATCAACTGCGACCCAAGGTTCACATTGCCACATGCCCCTGGCTGGCCCTTTTATTTGTTTTAAGTATTCATATCTACTTTCAACTAATCCTGTGTTATAAATAAAATGTTCTGCTTCAAGACTGTGCAGATCTATATCTTTTAAAGTAGTTTCAATTACTTCTTTTATTTGTTTACTATTTAACAAATCGCTTTCCCCTGTTAAGCTTAGTAGCAATAACCATCTTACCATCTAGGCCTTTTTCTTTTTACGTTTAGGCATAGTCTTTTTACGTTTTACTGCTGTTTTTTTAACCTTCTTAGGTCTTCCTTTTTGACTTCCATAAGTACCTTTTCCGTAGGGCATAACAATCTCCTTATTTTTTAATTTTCTTTATTTTGCCATTATGCGTTCTAGCAAATTTGTGCGTTTTAGTCTCTCTAATTAATGTACCAGAGTAACGCTTTCCTCCCCACATCCAGCTTACTTTTTTAGCCATATTACCATTTCACCTTATGACTCCAATACCGAGCTGATAATTTGCTTGGCTTAGAATCCTGTGCATTATGTCTCGCATAATACGATTTACGTCTTGCTTTATCTTTAGCAGACTTAGGGTTTTTACCAGCACCCTTAACTCCTTGTTGGCCAAAGCGTATTAATTTTGTAGTACTGCCAACTTTTGCAACTACAACGTGTGATTTCTTTGGGTGGCTTGGTGTTCTTTTGGGTTTGTTATAACCACTAACGCCTGCTCTTTTAAGTTTGGAATCTTTAGCTTTAGCCATTAAGACACCTCGCTTTTAACCATTTTAACAACTCCCGCCATTATATCAGTTATGCCATCTGCAAGTTCTTGAAAGAAAGGCTCTTCCCTTTGATCGGATACAAAAGGAATGTTGATTGCCTTGTCCATCATATCAGCAAGCTTATCTTCAACTTCCTTAGATTGGATGTATGTAATTAACATATCCTCTACACCATCTGCTTGTTCACTTGCCATTTCTTTTGCTTTGGCAACTGCTTTTTCAATTAACATAGATTTTAAATCCATTTATTACTCCAACTTATTATTAAGGTTACTATTCCCATACCACCTAGCATGTAGTTACGCCAGTTTTCTAATGATCTAGTTCTGCTATTTAAAGTTTTTAACTGATCTTTAATATCTGGCAATTCTCTATTTAGTATAGTTTCAATTCTTGTTAAGCGTTCTTTAATATCATTTCGATATGCGTCTACTGGTTCATAATCCATTATCTTTTACTGCCTCCATTTAAGCGACCTGACATGTAAGATACCTTGTCACTTAGCTCATTAAGTTCTTTAGTAATGTCTTCTCTATGTCTTAAAGATGTTTCATCGGACTTGTTCCACCTGTCTAACATTTTTAATACAATGCTCTCCAGGTTTTCTAAAGTTTCAGATTGACCTTTGTTTTCTATTTTTAACTCTTGTATAGCTTCACCTTGTTGTTCTGCACGTTTAGCATTTTGATAGACCATAAATACAAACATTGCACCTACAACGCCTATCATCCCAGCTTCTGAATATAATGCTAAAAACTCCTCCATTAATTATTGCCATTACCTATCATAAAAGATTCCAGTTGAGCGCATATTTCCATACAACCTATTACTTTCTTTTTTTCTTTTTTCGCCAACTTAGGGGATTTAGGTTTAATTCTTTTTGATACCATTGGAGTTCCTTTTCCATTTGCTCATATCGAATACGTTCTTCAGAGATATGTTTTGAAACAAGTTCGGATATTTGATCATTAGCTTCAGCCATGCGTTGTTCCAATACTGTGATGCGGTTTTCGACACGCCAAGCTGCGTAAACAAGTCCACCAACAAGTACCAAAAGCTGACCCAACCACTTAATATTAATAGAGAGGGCGAGATTGTCATCAATGACATCGCCTCGTATACTTCTAGCGGTTTTAGGTTTTCCATTTACAAACCCATTAGCCATCTAATTACCAAAATAAATACCCAAACAAATGCAAATACTCCAATCCAAAAATGTATGTCTTTATCTTCGTACATGCTTAACTATCTCATATTGATTATGATAATAGCACCACAGTTCACCATCATATACTTTTACATACCAATGCACAGAACTATCAGAGTCTACTATTTCATTAAAGATTGTTGAGTTGTGTTTTGTGGTATCGGGATCTAATGAATAGCCAGCTATATAAGAACCATTACACCCTATGCTAAACAAAAGCACACATAGCATAAAGATTGAAAATAAATAAATACCTATACTCATTTGCAGTTGCTTAACTAGCTTTAGATTCTTTTTCATTACTTTCTTTAATAGCGTTTTCATAGCCATTAATAAGAAACTGAACCTCACTTACCTCTCTTTGAAGTAAAGCAAGTCTTGATTTCAATTCTTTTATTCGATCTTGTTCGTTCATATCTATTTAAAAGCACCTTTTTCAGCATCCCACTCTTTTCCTACATTAGCAAATCCACTTGCCCAATCATCTATTTCAGATTTTGCACTATCATAGGCTTCTTTAACATATGTTTCATCAGATTTTCCATCAGATAAATCAACTTGCTTATCTATTGCTAATTGATTTCCATTATCATCCGTTACCATAAATCCAATAAACTTTTTATCGCCTTCTGTGCGAAAGTCTTTAATTATATATTTCATTATTATTTCCTTTTACTTTAGTAAGAGTTACTTGCTAAAACTGTTATTGCAATATTTCTAGTACTTCCAAGTCTATTCACGACAGATACATCGTGATTATTTCCACTTCCGCTTAAATTTCTAACAACACAAATTTTACCATCAGTATCAGAAACAGCATAAGTACCCGAACCCGATAATTTTGCTACTGCGGTTGTAAAAGAGGTAAAGAAAACTGCTCCATCCCCACTACTTTGATCATAAACCATAATTAACTGACTTCCATTCCTAGTATCTGATATTAATACACTTGCATCATCAGCCATTGATAGAGTACCACTATTATCAATTTTAGCAAAACCGCTAGAATTTTGTAAATCGATATTGCCACTAACTGTTAATGCTTCACTTGGTGAGGTAGTATTAATTCCGTGAAGTCCTGCTTGAGTAATATTTATAGTATCAGTTGTATTGTAACCAATTGCAAAATTTAGGTTTGATTCAACATACCACCCATCTGTTGCATCATTGTCTTTTAGTGTAATTTTTGAGACTGCGGTATTACTACTACCTATATCGAGTCTAGTTGTATTTTCTTGTATACTCGCAGTTGTTCCAATACCTAAAGAACTTGCAGTTGCATCATTTACTCCAACAGTAGTTGTTCCATCAATATCCACATTTCCTGATATATCAAGTTCTGTTGCAATTACTTTAGAATTTGTTGTATCAACAGAAAGAATTGAAGTTCCATCGTTTTTTGAAACATCAAATACTGCTGTTCCATCAGCAGCAGGCAATACTTCTGCTTGTCTATCTGATAACTTTAAAGAACTACTTGTTCCTTCACCATCTTCTACTGTTCTGAGTGTAGCATCTACACCACTATTTGAATTTGAAACTTGCAGTAAGTCTTTGTAACTGCCTGCTATTGTTTGTCCTGTTAAACTTGCCATAATAAATCCTTTATACTATATCTTCCCATTTACGGGATTCGTTGTTCCAAGTATCTGTAATTTTGCTCCAAGCATCCCTGGCTAACCTTGCAGTTTGGATAACTACAGATGTTGCTACTACTCCTAACCTAATCATTTTTAAATATCAAATTGACCAAGGTAAGCAATAACTGCCCCTGAGTGAAGTTTAAATCCTACCCATTGTCCAAATATGGTCATCCCTTGTGGAAAGGTATGTGATTCTGTAATCTGATCTCCATTACCCGTTGATGCCGTTCCAATAAAATTTGAACCATTATTTAATAAACCCAATGCTCCTGAAGTTGAATCGTCAAATACAGTATCTTCTAAAAAAGTAATAGCTACTATTTTTTTACCTGAATAAGCAGTAGTACCTCTTTCGTGTATTGCACCACCTTGTCCTAAAGCGGCGTTTTGGGATTCAACTACAGTGTAGTTTTGTAAGCTTGCTGACATCTTTTTTCTCCTTAGTTACGACACCTTACCGAGCTTGTCACTTCTCATGGGTATCTTGGTTATGTTAAATATTTTTGAAATTCTTTTTCGTAAGTAGCTTCTAAACTTTGTAATTGCGCTAGTGAGAGTTGTGCAAGTTCAGGATCTTCGTCTGTGTTAATTTGATCTGCTATAATTCTTTTTAAGCAACGAACAGATGCACCCATAACCATTAGTTTTTCTGCTTCTAATGGAAATAAAGCAGTTGCACTATCACCTGAATCAACCAATGCTGTGCCATTTGATGTTGGTTGGATTGGTACATAAATAAGTTTTCCTTGATTGGATTCACTGCCATCGTATACCACGAAAATCTTTTCTCCCTTAAAATAATAAACTGGATCTGTTGACCTTGCATAATGAATTGAATTTGCATCCTTTGCTCTTCCTACATCAGAGTAAGGATAGTATCTTGCTTTTTTATTTGCAACATGAACGCCTAATACTTTTTTACTTGATACATCAAGGCCACTTGTACTATCTATAGCAATTTCATCAGCTGATTTTAAAAGTCTATCATCGGGAGTTTTTTCTATTATCTCAGCACCAGAGCTAAGTAATGAATCTGTAATAAGAGCATCATCCCCTACTGCACCTATTAAGTCTTCTACTTGTACTTTAAATGTAGCCATTAGGGATGACTTACCTCAGTAAATGTAGTATTTGCCAGCCTATGATCTTCAACTGTTCGTTCTGTAAACGTAGTACTTGCTATAGTTTGTTCTGTCATTAAAAATCCTGTTGTCTAATTGTATACCCTTGATTTCCCAATCGTTCTTGATTGGAAAATTGTTTTCCTTCATTCACGCACATATTCCATAACTGCCTAAAGTATGAAGCCGCCTGAAGTTTTTCAGGATTTAATT